CACGGACGGGTGGAGCATGGGCGATTTATACAACGCGCTGGAAAGCACTTATGGCAAAGTACGCGCGGAGATGATTGCCGTGACAGAAACAACCCGCGCATCGGTGGAAGGTGAACGCGCAATCATGGACGCGCTGAACCGCGAGAGCGGCGTGCAGATGGTCCCGATTTGGCAGACTTCCAACGACGAGGCATCTCATAAATGCCCGCTATGCGGTCCGCGTCACGGAAAGCCGGTTCAGAATAATGAATATCCGCCGGCGCATCCGCGCTGCCGGTGCTGGGTGATTTACGATTACGCGGACAATGTAAAACCATGACAAACACGAATTATAAAATTCGCATCGAGGGCATGGAAGACTTGCTGAAAAAGCTCAAGTCTTTGGAAAGCATGAAGCGCGTCAAGGCGCAAGTCCATCAAAGCGCGATTTATTTACAAGGTTTTATCAAACAATATCCCGGAGTGAGGCGCGGCAAAAATCCGCTGCTTTACGGGAAAAGTCCGCAAGCGCAGAAAATGCGGGCAGGGTTCTTTTACCACCTGAACGCTGGAAACATCACCGTCCCGTATATTCGCGGGGCAGCGGCGCAATCGCAGAAGCTTGGGCAATCCTGGACTGTGAGAAGCACGAACTCCGGTTGGGGCGCGACGATTGGCACGAGCGTTCCTTACGCCCGGCTGGTGCAGGATGCTGAAAAGCAGACGCAATATCACCAGCAGACAGGTTGGGTAACGGTTCAGGATGTAATCGAACAACACGGGGATGAGGTAATCACACGCATCACGGACGCTTTACAGCGCGAGGTGAGCGAGGATTAGTTAGTCAGACAACTGAATACAGGTTGTTCGTGGGCGGCGGGTGCTGCAGCGGGTGACCGGGTGGTCAGAGGGTTCTGAAGCCGAATAAACGCAATTGAGCGTTCTATTTGGCATTTTGTCGTTAAGGGAGGTGTCATGGAAAAAGACACGCTGGTTTATTTTGGGGACGCGGTAAAAGCACTCGGAAGCGGCAAGGTTGGCGGGTATCTGGTTCGTTGGGGGCAACCCGGCGATGTAGACCTGGACGGCGATTACTTCACGCCGGATACCGACCTGGGCGTTGAGATTGGCGCGAACCTGCCTATCTACTACGAACACGGCTACGATCCGGTTATCAAAAGCCGGAAAATCGGCAAGGGGACAATCCTGAAAACCGATGATGTCGGGCTATGGTTCGAGGGGCAACTTGAACTCCGGGACGAATACGAACAAATGATTTACAAGCTGGCTGAAGCTGGGAAGCTGGGCTGGAGTAGTCAGGCGGGCGGTTCGCTCGTTAGCAAGAGCATGGGCGAGGGTGGCACGAAAATCGAGACATGGCCGCTGGCTGAGGCAACGCTGACGAAATCGCCGGCCGAGTATCGCAATTCCGCAATTCCCATAAAGTCAATTTATCCAGACGAGGCAGATGAGCCCGTTCTGGAAACTATCCATGAGGAGGAAATCATGGCTGATGAATTAAAGACATCGCCCCAGATTGATATCGAGGCGATTATCAAACAGACTGCCGCCGAAGCCGTAAAGGCTTACAACGACGCGCAGCCGAAAGTAAAGGGCGGGTACGTCGAAGTCACCGAAGATGAAACCGACCGCTCACTCAAAGCGAAGCCGTTTACCGCAGCCGAGTTCTTTCAGGCTGTAAAGATGGCTGGCATGTATCCTGGACAGGAAGAGCCGCGGCTGTCAGCTTTCAAAGCGACGGGGCTAAATGAGGCGCAGCCCAGCCAGGGCGGGTACCTGCTGCCCCCGCAGATTGCATCCGGGATTTTCCAGAACATGTGGGGCGTTGGCTCCGTACTGTCCCACTTCAATCCGATTCGCGTTTCGGGCAACAGCCTGACTATCAACGCGATTGACGAAACTTCCCGCGCAGACGGTTCACGCATGGGCGGCGTTCAGGGCTACTGGTTAGCCGAAGCCGCGCAGAAAACCGCGAGCAAACCCAAGTTCCGCCAGATTGAACTGAAGCTCAAGAAAGTCGCCGCGCTGTGCTACGCGACCGATGAGTTGCTGGCCGACGCGACCGCGCTGGAGAGCTGGATCGCCAACGAAGTTCCGGCGGAATTGCGCTTCAAAGTTGAGGACGCGATTATCAACGGCGACGGCGTGGGCAAGCCTTTGGGCATCCTGAAATCAGGTTCGCTCGTATCCGCCACCCGTACCGACGACAACGAAATTGACGCCTACGATATCGGGCGTATGTGGGCTCGCCGGCTGCCTGGTTACAACGACTATATCTGGTTGGTGAACCCGGCTGTATTCCCGCAATTGCTGAACATGACCATCGGTCAGATGCCCGTATTCGCGCCATCCGTTCGTGCTGATGTTCCTTACGGAACCCTGCTCGGTCGTCCCGTTATCGAAAACGAGTACTGCCAGAAGTTGGGTGATGTTGGCGACATTCTGCTCGCGTCGCCTTCAGCGTACGCGCTGATTACGAAAGGCGGGGTTGAGGCTGCAAGCTCTATCCACGTCAAGTTTGACTATGACGAGACTTGCTTCCGCTTCGTTTATCGCGTTGATGGTGCCCCGTATTTCAATGCCGCGGTCACCGCGTTCGATGGCACGAATACCGTGTCTCCGTTCGTCGCGCTCGCGGCTTCTACATAATCGGAGGTGAGTGATGGCGAGATACGCTGAAAAACTCCATATTGTACCGCTGTTGGCTCCAGCAGCGTCAACCGCTGGCGGGGGCGTCAAGTCCTACGCCGTGCGGCTTGCTAATTCGCAATGGATTTCATTCCTGGTCAATTGGGGCGCGATGACCTCGGATGACGATTCGCTGGTTATTTCTGTTGAAAGCACCACCGCTGTTGGCAACTCCACGGCGGCTGGCGACACCGTCATTCCGTTCGTTTACCGGCTGTCCGGCGTGCCCGGCACCGATGACAACTGGGGTGACGCGACTGCCACGACCTCGTCTGTGTCCGTTGTGGGCACGGGCGACAACATGGCTTTGCTGATTGACGTTGACCCGGCAACCATCCCCGCCCTCGATTCTGACGCGGTAACCATTCGCGTCATCGTGGACGGCGGCGATAACGCAACCAACTACGCGACTTCGGTCACGGCGTTGATTGAGGATCGTTACCCGCAGAACGAACACATCAGCGCAAGCACCTAAGTTTGACTGACGGGGGGCGGGCTTCAAAACCCGCTCCCCAACTCTGGAGGTATTTATGGCGGATTATGCGACTACAGCGGAACTCAAGGCGGATGTACCGGATTCGCCGTTATTCGACCCCGCCGATGAAAGCTACGACGTTGTGCTGGGCAAGATGATAACCGCCGCGTCCCGGCTGATTGATAAGTACGTGGGCGGGTTCGAGAATTGCTTTTATCCCAGCACCGACACGGAAACACGCTACTACGACGGCAACGGCGAAGACCAGATTTGGATTGACCCGCTGCTTTCGTTGACTTCGCTTGCCGTGAGTGAATCCGGCGGACGGGCGGCAAGCGATTACACCACCTGGACGCTCAATACTGATTTTTATACCTACCCCTACCATACCACCCCTTACGAAAAGCTGATTGTGGATAACGACGCTGGAAGCAAGGGCACGTTCGGCACGACCCGCAAGGGCGTGAAAATCGTAGGCGTGTGGGGTTACGCGCTGACACCGCCGGCGGATGTCAAGCAGGCGTGCAAAATTCAGGCGATGCGCTGGTTCATGCGCGCGAAGCAAGGGTATCAGGACGCCGGCGTGAACGCCAACCTGGGCGAGATGATTTACGCGCAAGAGTTGGACCCGGATGTCAAGATGCTGCTCGCGCCCTACCGCTTGCACAATGCCGTGACGGGCTGGTGATGAGATGAGCATCATTGATGACGCTATCGCGCGGCTGCAATACCACGCGCTTGCCATTACTTCGGAAACAATCAGGGGCGCGCCTTCCTACCCGGTTGAGGACGCTTCTGTTTTACCGCTCGCGATTGCTTACATCTCCAGCGGGACGGGCTCGGTTGACGATTCCACCACCGCGCGGCTGCTGCTGACCGTGAACGTGGATATCCACGTCAACCGCGTCGTTTCGATGAAGTCCGCGTACGGGCAACTCAATAACATCATTCCTGAATATCTGCAAAGGCTGGCGGGCGACCCAACGCTGAACGGCAAGGTTGACACAATCATCTTCCCGGT